AAAAAAGGCATAGATTATTATGCTAGACTACCTGACAGACAGAAACGCAGCCAAGAAGCTATGAAAAATCTTGGTAAAGATATTTTTGGCAGACCAGCGTCAGAACGTAGAACTGTTGCAAGAGGTGAAACGGCAGCTGAACGAAAAGCAAGGTTATTAGCGGAAAGAAAAGCCGAAGGTCAAAAAAGACGTAAGAAATTTTATAAAGAGAAGGACGAAAGGTTAGCAAAGTTAAAAGCTAAACTTTTGAATTTAGCATGACAAAAATTAAAGACGATCCAAGAGTATATCATAGAGTTGAGGCAGACCCGATAAGGGCAAGAAACGAGAAGGGTCATTTGGTCGCGGATGACCCTTCCACTCCCGAAGTAAATGAAGCCTGGGAAGGCGGTAAAGCCCCAAAGAAAAAGGCAAAGTCTAATGGTAAAAAAGGCTCATCAAAATCCTAAAGGCGGTTTAAACGCTGCTGGTCGGGCCTTCTTCAAAAGGACAACAGGTGCAAACCTAAAACGTCCGGTGAAGAGTGGCGATAATCCTCGCCGAGCGTCCTTCCTGGCTAGAATGGCGGGGAACTCTGGGCCGGAGCGTGATAGTCAGGGGAGACCTACCAGGCTGCTCCTATCCCTCCGCGCCTGGGGTGCTTCCTCAAAAGCAGATGCCAGAAAGAAAGCAGCGTCTATAAGTAAACGAAACGAGAGTAGAAATGCCTAAGTTAAATGTAAAAGAAGTGATGGGGCGTGAGGCAAAAGCACAGGCTCGAAAAGATGAATGGCGATCAATCTATGAAGATTGTTATGAGTTTGCTTTGCCACAAAGAAATTTATATGGAGGTTATTACGAGGGCAAAACTCCAGGCAAAAACAAAACACAAAGAGTTTTTGATAGTACAGCTGTTAGTGCAACAAAGCGTTTTGCTAACAGGATGCAGTCCGGCCTTTTCCCACCTATGCGTAAATGGTGCAGACTAGAACCAGGTTCCGCTGTTCCAGATGATAAGAAAGAACGAGCGCAAGAAATACTAGATGCCTATGTGGATATTATGTTTGACCAGCTCCGGCAAACAAGCTTTGACCTGGCAATGGGTGAGTTTCTCTTAGATCTTTGTGTGGGTACAGCGGTTATGATGATTACTCCAGGAGATGAAGTTACACCTGTTCGTTTCTTGGCTGTTCCTCAGTATTTAGTTGCAATCGAGGAAGGTGCTTATGGCACGATTGATAACGTATATCGCAAGCTACGAATAAAATCAGAAGCCATTAAGAGAGAGTTTCGTGACGTTCAAATAACGCCAGAGCTTCAAACAGCGATTGATGATAAGCCACACGAAGAGCTTGACTTATTCGATGCAATAATTTTTGACCAGGAAAGCGGTCGGTATCACTATCATGTGGTTTGGCCTCATAAACAACAAGAGTTAGTCTATCGAGAAATGGATAGTAGTCCGTTTATTGTTGCCAGGTTTAGTAAAACAGCTGGTGAAGTTTATGGTCGAGGTCCGTTAATTGATGCGATTGCAGACATTAAAACACTCAACAAAACAAAAGAATTGATATTAAAAAACGCAAGTCTTTCGATTTCCGGTGTATACCTTGCGGCTGATGATGGTGTACTAAACCCCCAGAATATTAAAGTACAACCAGGTGCAATTATCCCAGTCGCACGCAATGGTGGGCCGCAAGGTGCATCCCTGGCTCCTTTACCCCGAGCTGGGGATTTTAACACAAGTCAGATTGTTATCCAGGATTTAACCATGAACATCAAAAAGATATTGATGGATGATAGTTTGCCACCAGACACAATGAGCGCCAGGTCAGCCACAGAGATTGCCCAGCGCCAGCGTGAATTAGCCACAAATCTGGGATCTGCCTTTGGTCGATTGATGACAGAAATAATGATACCTTTAGTATCTAGGACTTTATACGTTCTTGACCGTCAGGGGTTTATTCGTATGCCTCTTAAGGTCAATGGTGTTCAGGTTAAGGTTGTGCCAGTGTCACCATTAGCAGAAGCGCCAAAAATGGAAGAGGTAAATCAACTTCTTAATTTTATGCAGATTGCTAATGCAATGGGGCCAATGGGTCAGACATTACTAAATATATCTGAAATAGGAGATTTTATCGCTGAGAAGATGGGTATTGAGGCTAAATTGCTGAACACACCAGAAAGGCGTCAGGAGCTTATGAATGAAATGCAGCAAGCTATGATGGCTGAACAACAGCCAGAAATGCCAACAGATGAAACTGTGGCTGGAGCGATGCAATGAGTTCGGCTGAAGGTTGGGAGGGATTATCTCAAGCAAAGCCGGAACCGCAGAAAGCGGATGATTTAGATATACTGTATGGACAGTTATTTAAATCTCAGGAAGGCCAAAAGGTGCTAAGTCATTTGAGGCAGATAACAATAGAACAACCATCCTGGTTTCCTGGAGAAGATCCAAGCCAAGGCTACTTTCGAGAAGGTGCGGCTGATCTTGTCAGGTTGATTATCAAAAGGGTGGATAGGAGCGATAATGTCTGAAGAAACAGAAAACACAGAAGCCGTTGAAACACAGGAAGCAGAAGCGCCACTTATAAACGTAGATGCAAAAGAGGAAGAGCAACAAGCAGAGGCTCCTATGCCTGTGCATGAACAGCCAGAGCAAGAGGAAATGTCAGAAGATGATGACGAACCTATTGATCGACCTGATTACTATCCAGAGAAGTTTTGGGATGAAGATGGTCCAGATGTTGAAAAGCTTGCAAAAAGTTATGCGGAACTGGAAAAAGCATTTAGATCCGGCAAGCATAAAGCACCAGAAGGTGATTACGATGTTTCGGATCTGGTTGATCGTGGCCTCGATTTGGAAGATCCGGCTGTTGCGGTATATCAAGACTGGGCTAAACAATATGGCGTTTCACAAAAAGCGTTTGAGGACTTGGCTGGTCAGATTTTGGAAATGAACAGCGAACAGGCTGAAGATATTGAGTATGATCGAAGAGCTGAAATGCAAAAGCTTGGCGCTAATGCTCAGGAGAAAATCAGTTTTCTCGAGCGTAATATCAAGGGAGCTGATCTAAACGAAGCAGAAAAAACAGCTCTTAGCTACAGCATAAACAATGCTGATAGTATCAATGCCCTGACTAAACTTATCCAGGGATACACGAATGAAAACATTCCAATCAAACCTGTCGTGGCAGAGCCAGAAATGACAGTGACAGATCTCCAGCAAGCCATTGCAGATCCTCGATGGCAGACTGACGCTGTTTGGCGAACTAACATCGAAAAGAAATGGATGGCAGCTAACAACTAGATATTGTTGCAATGTAGGTTGTTTGCGTGTATATGTGGTGTAACGGATAACCGAGCGGCCCGTTTATGTGGTGAATCCACTGGTTGGCGTGACCACTTCCACGCAAGCGACCGCCCGATTACATCGGCTAACGGTAAGCGTTTTATATTAGAAACCTTAAAAGGAGGCTTCTGCTATGGCGCAGAGTATAACCAATGCCTTTGTAACACTATTCGATCAAGAGGTGAAACAGGCATATCAAGGCGAGGCACTGCTTCGCGGCACTATGAGAACGCGAACAGGCGTTCAAGGAAACACAGTTAAGTTTCCAAAAATCGGCAAAGGCGTAGCAACGGTAAGGGTACCCCAGACCGATGTGACACCGTTAAACGTCACTTATAGCAATGTTCAGGCGACCATGTCTGATTTTATCGCTGCTGAGTACTCAGATATCTTTCATCAGTCTCATGTTAACTTTGATGAGCGTAGAGAGCTGGTTGAGGTTGTTTCCAAAGCAATAGCTAGACGTATGGATCAACTTTGCATTGATGCTCTTGATGCGGCTTCATCACCGTCAACAGTTGCAACTGGTATTGGTGGCTCTACTACCAATATGAATGTTGCAAAACTTCGTGCGGCTGCTAAAGCTCTTAATGAGAAAAACGTACCAGCTGAAGGTCGTCACTTGTTGATGCACTCTTCTCAGCTTGACGCTTTATTGAGTGAAACAGAGACAACTAGCTCAGATTTTGCGACCGTAAAGGCTCTTGTTCGTGGGGAAATCTCATCGTTCATGGGCTTTAATATAATCAGTATGGGTGATCGTGATGAGGGTGGTGTTCCAAAGCCATCAACTCGTACTTGCTTTGCATGGCACGAAAGTTCAATGGGTTATGCCGAAAGTATCTCACAAAAGAGTGAGGTTAACTACATACCTGAAAAGACATCTTTCCTAGTCAGCTCCATGTTTTCAGCTGGAGCGATAGCGATCGATGATGATGGTATCGTAAAAATTTCATGTACTGAGTAAGGAGACAGATATATGGCTTTTTCAAGTACTGGTTTAGCAACCATCGGAGCATCTAAGAGAGGCAATGCGCCTTCTATATACTCCTACTCAACAACTGACGCGATTGCTGACGTAAATACTGAAGGATACTTTAACAGTATTCACGACACGCTTTCGGTCGGCGACGTAATTTTTTGCAGAACATCAACAGGGGGAACTCAAGCCCTGAGTATTGTTTACGTTCTGACAATTACAGCTGCCGGAGTTGTTGACGTAACAGACGGTCTAACAATAACAGCGACCGACTCAGACTAATTAATATGGGGCTGGGCAACTGGCCCCTTATATACATTGGAGGGTTATGATGGCCGTAGGCGATACAGATTTATCTATTTGCTCAGATGCTTTGATTTCGCTGGGGGCTTCGCCCCTTTCTTCTTTTACAGAAGGAACTGACGCAGCTCAGGCTTGCGATCGATTATATCCAGATTTAAAAAATACATTACTAAGCACTTATGTATGGTCTTGGACATTAGCCAAGATCCAGCTGGCTAGATTATCAACAGCTCCAATAAATGAATGGGAACACGCTTATCAAATGCCTGGCGATCATTTAACTGGTGCGCTGGCAGTGTTTGAAACGGATGGCACAGCTCAAAGATCTGTTCGTTATGGATGGGAGATATATGGTGATCAGCTAGTAACAAACATGGATACGGTTTTTATTGATTATCAAAGAACTGTAACTGAAGCCAAAATGCCAAACTATTTTGTTCGTTTGTTAAGGACAGCGCTGGCAGCTGAGTTAGCAATCGTTATTACAGACCAGGCAACAAAAGCAGATTATTTTAGAGAGCGCGCCTATGGATCTCCTGGAGAAAATGGTCGAGGTGGGTTAATGCGCGAAGCTATGAATATCGATGCAAGAGGTCAATCAACACAAATTATTGAGGACTATTCTCTAATTCAAGTGAGGCAGTAAATGCGCGTTACTCAGTTTCAAACAAACTTTTCTGTCGGTGAATTAGATCCTTTATTAAGAGCTAGAACAGATTTATCGCAATATCAAAACGCCCTGGAAGAAGCGACAAATGTTATTATACAGCCTCAAGGTGGTCTGAAGCGCAGAGATGGACTAAAGTTTATTTATAACTTTGGCACGAGTTTTACAGATTTTAAACTAATACCTTTTGAGTTTAGCGTTACAGATAGCTTTCTTTTGGTGCTAGTTGTTGGTCGGATCTATGTATTTAAGGCTGGTGTTCTGCAAGCAAACATAAACGGAACAGGCAATGATTATATAGCTGCCTCAGATATTACGGCTGCTATGCTTGACGAATTAACTTTTACCCAAGCGGTTGATACACTTATTCTGTGCCATGAGGATTTACAAACAAAAAGACTCGTTAGAAACACAGATACAAACTGGACGTTAGAAAACTTACCGTTAACAAATTTACCACAATATCCTTATGCGTTAAGTACACACTCACCAAATTTTACAATTACCCCCAGCGCAGTATCAGGAAACATTACAATAACAGCTTCGAGCGTAACGACAGATACCGGAACTGCCCAGGCTGGGGGCGCTAGTACAATTACACTTAAGGCTTCTTCTGCGTATTCTTCTGATGATCAGCCTAATGGAATGTCCGTTACGCTTACTTCTGGCACTGGATCAGGACAATCTAGGTTTATTGATGATTATGTAGCGTCAACTAAAGTAGCCACAGTATACCCTCCTTGGACAACACAGCCAGACAACACAACAGGATATAAAGTTGAAGCTTTCTCAGCGGCAAGCGTTAATGAATTTGCCCAGGTCGATACTACTTTCGGACGAGCCAGGTATGTAGAGTTTGTTAGCGCAACGGTAATGAAGGCAGTCACAGAGGTTCCGTTCTTTGATACCAGCGGCATTGTTGCTGGTAACTGGAAGAGTGAACATGGCTATGAGGATGTTTGGAGTAACAATAGAGGATGGCCAAAATCAGCTACGTTCCATGAAGGTCGATTATATTTTGGTGGATCAAAGTCTAGGCCAAATACCATATGGGGATCAAGAGTTATTGATTTCTTTAACTTCGATCCTGGCACTGGATTAGATGACGAAGGCGTTGAAGCTACCATAAACACTAATCAATTAAACAGTATTGTAAGCGTTATAGCTGGAGCTGATCTTAGAATATTTACCACTGGCGGTGAGTTTGTTGTTATTCAGTCAGAAGATTCTCCAGTAACACCAGCGACTTTTCTTATTAGGCCACAAACAAGACTTGGCGCAAAGCCAGGCGTTCCGATAGAAGATATAAATGGCGCGTCTGTATTTGTTCAAAGGCAAGGTAAAGCCATAAACGCATTTCAATTTGGTTCAGGCACAAACTCATATCAAGTGCAACAGATATCCGTTCTTTCTTCGCATCTTATAAAAAACCCTGTTGACCTGGCAGCTCGTAGATCAACCTCAACCGATGAAGCAGATCGATTATTTATTGTTAATGGTGATGACGGATCTATGTCAGTGTACTCTATTCTGGTCGGACAAGAGGTTATAGCGCCCAGCTCGTTTACAACAAGCGGCAGTTTTATTGCCGTAGCCACAGAGATCTCTGATACTTTTTGTATTGTAAAGCGTACTGTTAATTCGGAAGTTAGATACTATTTAGAAAAATTTGACAAAGATGTAACTCTAGATAGCGCTAAAACAGGCACAGCGGCCGACTCAACAACGGTTGATCATTTACAAGGAGAAACCGTTGAAATCGTGCGTGATGGTGTTGTAGAGCCAACTCAGACGGTTCCAGCCTCTCCCTTTACAATTACATTTGCAAAAAATTCATTATCTACTTTTCAGGTAGGATTAGAATACACGGTTCAGGCAAAGACAATGCCAACCGAACCAGTGTTAAGTTCTGGGTCGGTGCAAGGTGTAAAGAAGCGTATTGTTCAAGTTGACGCCTTACTCAACGATACAAAAGATTTGGTAATTAATGGTAAGCAAATATCGTTTAGAAATTTTGGCGTAAGTGTTCTTGATACACCTATCCAGGCATTTACCGGATTAAAAACAGCGCATGGTATTTTAGGATATAGTGCTACCGGACAAATAACATTAACTCAAAATGTTCCATTACCTATGACTGTATTAGGTCTGGAATATAAATTAAGTGTAGGAAGTTAGATATGTCATCAATGGCACTTACAATCGCATCATCAGCTATTTCAGCTGCCGGAAAAATTAAGGCTGGTCGTGCAGAGCAAAAGCTATATGACAAAAAAGCTTCTCAAGCATTGCTAAAGGGAGACATTGAGGCAGCTCAATATGCTCAAATGGGTGCTGATGTTCTTACCAGGCTAAATGAAAACTTAGCTGCTTTGATTGCTAACAGTGCTGTAGGTGGTGGATCTATATCCGCATTAGCAAAACATAGTGAAGCTGAAGCCTCTAGGGAATACGCAACCGCAGCTGACAATGCTATCTTGGCAAAAGAGGATGCAAAATCACAAGCAGAACAATACAGAATGGCTGGAGATGCTGCTATGCAATCAGCTAGAATTGGTGCAGTAAGCACCTTGTTCGGAGGATTTAGTAAAGCCAGACAGCTATCACCTGGCGTTATTAAACCAGGAGTGATTACCTAATGGCAAAGCAACCAAGATATCAAGGAGTAGGCGTTAGGCCCAGGGGAATAAGAGATATTGATTATGCTGGCTTTAGAGAGCAAGCGCAATTAGGGCAAACAATCTCAGCTGAGTTTGACAGGATGGGCGAGTTTGTATTTGAGCGTGGCAAAGAAAAGGCAGAGCAAGAAGGCCTAAAGGCTGTTACAGAGCAAGGTGCATTACCTATATTAGAAAAGATAGATCAGGCTGGTGGCCCAACAACTATAGCTGAAAAGTCTGCTTATAATGCAGCAAACAGAATAGCTGTAACCGAAATACAAAACGAAGCAGAGCTTGAAATAACTAGAATTATGGAAGAGGCAGAAACAAATGTCACTCCATTTACCCAGGTAAAAAAACAGTTAAACAGTGTTGCTGATGGCTTCTCTGCAAGTCTATCAAGCATCGATCCGGTAGCGGCTGGTCAATTAAGAAGCAATTTACAAACAACAGCCGAAAAATCATCTATAACTTATTCTTCCTGGTACACAAAGAAGCAAGCAGAATTATCAGCCAAAAGGCGCACAGAAACCGGCAAAAACGATGCTGCTTTAATTATTAAGAGCATTCCAGGAATATTTGGGGCAGATCCGGACACTGGCAATCTTGATGCGGAGATAGATTTAAAAGCGCAAGATTATGTGCAAAATCAAGGGTGGTCACAAGAAAACGCTGATAGTTGGGCAGAAACAACAAAAGAAGCAGCAAGAGGTCAGTTTGTAAGTTTTAAAATACAAAACTCTGATGATGTGCAGTTAAAACAATTTATTGATAATGTTATTACTGGAAAAACGTCAATCACTGGCGTTTATTCAAAAGATTTAAAATATGCGACTAACGCTCAAACTGTTTTAAACAGTAGGATTGGAGCAAAAAAAACAGAGGCTCAATCAATAAAACAAGATATTGCAGAACAAATATTTATAACAACAAATAACGGCAATCCTCCTTCTGAAGATTGGATGAATGCCATGTCTACCAGGATAAGCTCAAATGGCGAGTATAGCATTGAAAACAAACAACAGTTTTTAAATTTGCGTGTACTTAAAGAAAACCTAAATAGCTGGAGCAAAATGAGCGCTACCGAGTTAGAAGAGTTAAAACTGCAAATTACAGAAGTTGGTTTGCCTGGATATGTTGGTTCTGGAGAAGGGCCAGTTGATACGGTATTTGAAACAGAAACGCTAAACTTAGTTACTAAACTTTATAATGCGGCTTTTAAGTTAGAAGCAAATAATCAAAAGGTTATGAAGCAAGAACTAGATATGCGCCAGGCTGCAAGAGAAAAAGGTATGGGTAATTTAGTTGAGTTCTTTAATTATGAAGCTAATAAAAGTCAGGCCGCTTTTGCTGAAAAATTTAGCGCAGTAGAACAACAATTTGAAATTATAAGAAAATTATCAGATGCAAATGAACCTGTCAGGCCAGAAGAATTTGCAAAATTTATTGAGTTATACAAAGAGCTTGATTTAGTTCCTGGTCTGGTAGCTAAACCAACTGATGTAAATGCGGAAGCAATGGAGGATCTAGCAAGAAGTTATGACATATTAGCTTTTGCAAAAGGAATTATTGATGATTTGGGAGATATGTCGCAAGCTGAAATCCAAGAAACGGTTGTTCAAATAAATCAAGATATTGAAGAAAAACGTAATTTAGGTGGGTATGAACAGCTGTCAGCGGCAACGGTTAAAAAACTTGTAAGCCCCTATATAGAAGCAAGAAAAGCAGCTATACAAAACGATCTTATTTTCTATGCACAAAAAAATGGTGTGGAGTTACAAGACGGATCAACGCTTGAATTTAACCCAATAGAATTTGCATTTAAGGATGGCGAAACCACACAAGACGCTATGAGCCGATTAGAGCAAGCCTTCCAGGACAGAAAAGAATTTTCTAAAAAAGCTTTTGCTAAATATAGTTTACCTAATCAGCCAGCAAAGTTTTTTACAAAACAAGAAGTTGCACAACTTGGCGCTTTTCTAGATGGAACGGCGCAACAAATAGGCGTTCAAAGCGCAGCTGTGCCTATGCAAATATCAATACTTACCTCGATGTTTGAAACGGTTGGATCTACAACAGCCAGGGAAATGATGGCTGAGATATTCCCTGGACAAAAAGTTTATGGAATTGCTGGCGCATTATTGTTAGATAATAGCAGTATTCCAAATGCAGAAATATTGCTTAATGGTAAATACAAAATTGATGTAGAAAAATCACCATTGCCAGGCTTTACTCCGGCGAATACAGAGCCAATATTTTTTACAGTAAGGCAAGCTTTTAACGATACATTATCTGGTAATATGGCAGAAGGGCTACGAACATCAGCTAAATATATTTATTCTCAGCTAATTACTACAGACGATATTAAAGGCGGTGAGTTTGTTTTTAACGAGGATAAGTATATCCAGGCGGTACAAATGTCATTAGGGGCTTCTTATAATGGCAATCAACTTATTAGCGGTGGTATTCAAGAGTTAAGAGAAAGAGAAACATTCTTGCCACCTGGAGTAACGCCAGAAGCTTTTGAGGGAATGTTGCAACAAATAAATAACGAAAACATATTAGACGTGTTTGAGCTTCCTGATGGTGTTGAGTTTGATTCTGAAACTGTAGATCAGATTAGAGGATTAACTCAAGAGCCTGTTAAACGTGGTTTGGGCTATAGTAGAAAAGAAAAAACTTCTGTTATGTTTGATTTGCAGTTGATGGGCGGCAATCCTCAAGATGGTTATCTGTATGCTTTTGCCTATCCAAATACTCCCGATTTATTAGGTATTCCTGGAGATGAGGATGACAACCCAATAATAATAAATAGTAATAAACTTAAAGAGCTTATGGCGAGTGCAGATTAATGTTTTTTGAAAAAGCAGCAAGACCAACAAAAACCCTTTCTGGTCCTATACCTACAAACTTAGATAGTTTGTTGGGTGGTTTTGAAGCGGCAAAATACACTGGAGCTGGTGGTAGAAACTCTCGAGCTATGGTTGAAGCAGAGGTTTGGCAACCAATACTAGATGAATTAAGAGAGTACGATTTAGATTTTGATAATCCTGGTAATAAAAGATTTGAATACGCATTTTTTCCAAAGTTTGGTCAAGGCTCATTATACAACGATGCAGACCAAGAACTTAACGATATTTACAATGCCCTTGAAGTAAACAAATTTCGTCTGCCAGAAGATCTTTATAATGCCGCACAACCCGAAGCAATTAAGCAAGCAGAGCTTGAAATAATAGAAACATACGAACAAGACCTTGCTGACATGGCGCAAAAAAATCCTAGCCTTATGGCTGGTATTTCCAGGTTTGGTGGCGCAATAGGTTCGTCTGTATATGATCCTTACGTCATTGCTCCTATGGGTGGGCCAATTAAAAGCCTATGGAAAACAATGTTGCAAAATGCAATAGGTGGCGCTGGCTATGGTGCTGCTTCAGAAATTGACGTTGCTAACTGGTTTAATAGTTTAAACAAAGATTATACACTTGATCAGTTTGTTTTTAACGTAACATCTCAGGCTGCGTTTGGCGCTGCATTGCCTGGTGTAGCGTATGGGATTGGAAAGGGCTTTAAGTTAACATCAGAGATTGCTGGGCTAACAAATGCTCAAGCAAGAGAAGGCTGGGAAGCAATTCGAAGATCTAACCCAGACGCTATTCCAGATGAAGATAATGCGTTGGCTAATGTGTTAGAGGTCCATGACGATGTAGATCAAAGCAATCCATTAACAGGTGTAGATGATTTTGATGATGCACTAGCAAAAACTGAGCATGAACTAAGAACGCTTGAGGCTCAACAAGCTATAAACACAGACCAAACATTAAAAATACCAGAACAGCCAGCCGCATTAGTTAATCCTGATGTTTTAACAGCTGACTTGCCAAACCTCGATGGTAGGAAGTTTAAATTTAAAGTAGATCAGCTAGAAGTCGATGCAAAAATATTTCAGTTTAAATCCGGTGGTGATGAGTTAGGCGTTACTGAAAGGCTGTTGGACATTGATGAATGGAATTATGACATAGCCAATGACATTATGGTATTTGAAACCAGGGAGGGCCGTTTAATTATTGCTGATGGCCATCAAAGATTGGCGCTTGCTAAACGATTAATGGCTAAAGATCCAAGCTTAGATATAATATTATATGGTGTCGTAAAGCGTGAAATTGATGGCTATGAGCCTAAAACTGTTATGTTAGATGCAGCTCTTAAAAATATTGCTGAAGCAACAAAAGCAGAAAGAGCAAATGTTGTTATGGATGCTGCAAAAGTTTTAAAGATAGCGCCAGAAAGATTAGAGGGTATACCGCCAAGATCTGCATTGTATAAAGTAATTCAAAATTTATTGAAACTTGATGATGCTGCTTTTGATCTTGTTGACCAGGGAATAATTAAAGAAAAATACGGTGCTTTAATTGGTGACATTATAGCAGATAAGGATTTGCACGTTTCAGCTGTTAAGGTATTAAAACAAACAGATCCTAAAACTATGGATGAGGCCGAATCTATTGTTAGACAAGTGGCTGCCTCACCGAAAGAAGTTACAGAGCAAGTTGATTTATTTGGTGAAGAGCTGATTACCGAAAGCTTATTTATTGAAAGAGCTAAAATTCTCCATCAAGCGTTAGTTAGAATAAGAAAAGACAAATCGACATTTGCAACAATTAATAAAAATGCCTCAAAGCTAGAAATAGAAGGCAATAAGATTGAACGTCAAGCTAATCAGAAAAGGGTACAGAACGATGAAAACGCCATTGCCTATCTCAACGCAGTCGCAAACCGGAAAGGGCCGCTCTCAGACGCTCTCAGCGCAGAAGCCAAAACAGCCAAAGACACAGGCAACTATAGAGAGGCAGTCGATAGATTTATCGGACATATCAGACGATCAGTTGAACAAGGCGATTTTGACAGTGCAGCACGAAGTAATGTCACAAGCTCTTCTCAGCCTCCAAAGGAAGTCAGCACGAGTAAAAGCGAACCGCAACAGGCTCTTGATGAGTTCGATGAACCAGGCAGTGAAGCAGCCAGAGCAGAAACAGCAAACTTAAAAGACGATATATTTGAAGATCTTGAAGAAATACCTGGAGAAAAAATCCCTGGCGAAACAAACGCAAAAGTAATTGAGCAATCTTTTAAAGATCGCCAGCCAGTAGAAACTGTTGATGATATTTATGAGATAGCACAAGAGTCTCAAGACTTTATTGTAAACATTGGTAAAGGTATTGAGAAAGATTTAGGCGTTGAATTAAAAGACACAGGTTTAAAAGAAATTGAAACAGCTAGATCAAAGGTCGGAAGAAAGGGTTATGGAAGCGCAAAAGAGCTAACTGATATTTCAAGAATTGGATTTATTGTTACTAAGCAAGAACAGAGCGATGAAATAGCAAAAAGATTTGGCCAGGAAGTTGAGGTCTTAGATGAGGGCTGGAGTACAACCCCAGCTGGTTATTTCGATAGAAAACTTCTTGTGAGAACGCCAAACGGTTTAGTTTCTGAAATTCAAATATGGTCTACAAAACTTTACGATGCAAAATTCGAAAAAGGTGGAGATAAACTATATACACAATATAGAGCTATTGAAAAAACAAATCCTAAAAAGGCAAAGCAAATAGCTCAGAAGCAGCGATCTTTATATGCAGAAGCTATTTCTCAAGAGGACTCTTCGTTTCTAAAAGTCTCTGGTATAGGAAAGCTGCCAAAGTTTCGCTCGAACAGCGACATAAATGCGTTCTCATCCGGTATAACTCGACCAGTATTAAAAACATCTGGACCATCTACAGCTGTCCAGGAACCGCCTGGCGTAAGTATAGCCAGGGCTTCAGTTACGGAAAATGAAATTGCTGGGCGACCATCCCAGTCTACAAGTACTCGATCTGACATTTCAGAACCTCCTACTAAAGATATAGGAGATCCGGTGTCAGAAGTCAAGCCCGACCAGGAAGTTCGTTACAATCAAGAGGAAGAAATATATATAGACCTGGATGGCCAGGGCAATCTTACCAAAATGAAAGTGAAAGATGTTCTTGATCCAATCGATAAAGAAGATGATTTTATTAAACAATTAGAGATATGTAGGTTATGAGCTTCGAGGCGTGTATACAAAATTCTGATATAACTGATCAGCAAAAATCTGAAACACAATTATTGTTTCGCCAGCTGCAAGATCATTACAGTACGCAAATGGGATCATCAGCTGCCAGGAGTAAAGCGGCAGCGGAAACTATATTAAGGCTCAAAAAGGCTTCATTAGAAAACAAAAGAAAAGTTTTAAAGCAAGTAGCTGCCCAGGCTAAAATTAAAATGAATATCGAAAACTTTATAGGTGACAATCCAAACAACATAAAAGAAGCAGCTCTTGCATTTTTATCATTTAATGAAAAAGCCAGATCGAGAGGGCATAACTATTTAAATGTTGAGCAGTTAGCCAATGTTATTCAAGGCCAGGCGCTCTCTCGTATGGACGATGTTTTAGTTTCTTTTAGACGTAACTTTTTTGGCAATACTAGAAACAAAGCTGGGCAAAAAGAATTGCTTGATGAGGCATTTGGCAAGGATACTGGAAAAACTAGCGCAAAACAACTAATGGAATCCTGGTATTCTGCCACTGAGTATCTCAGATTAAGAGCTAACGCAGCTGGCGCAAACATAGGTAAAATACTTGATAAAGATGGCAGAAACATATGGGGCTTACCTACTAGGCATGATGCTATTTCTGTGCGTGAAGTTAATTATAACGAATGGGTTGATTTTATTATTGATCGAATTGACGTCAACAAAATGACAGACAGAAAAACAAACCTACCTTTCAAAGCTTTATCAAAGACAGATAGTGAGGGGCGTGTTGATTTAGAGTTATCGCCTAATTTAAACGATGCATTGTTAGAAATGTATAATTCTATAAAATTTGAAGGAACCAACAAACAGGATGCTGGTGCGTTTAGAGGTCCAGGATCGGTTGGCAACAAGTACGGTCATCATAGATTTCTAATATTTAAAGATGGTAAAAGCTGGCTAGAATATAATGAACGATTTGGAAGCGGTGAGCCGTATGATATTATGATGGGTCATATAAATAACCTATCGAGAGATATTGCATTGATGGAAATATTTGGCCCTAATCCTAATGCTGGTGCTAGATATTTAGAGGACATTATAAGAAAAAATGCAGCTGAATTAAAAGACGGAAAATCAAGAAAAGTACAAAAGCAAATAGAGGCACAAGAAACAGCCGCTCTATATAAATTTAACACTCTTTACGATTGGGTTTCCGATAGGACGCAAGCACCAGTTAATGAAAAGTTTGCATACTATAGTCAGGGAATTAGAAACAATATTCACTCAGCATTTCTTGGATCAACATCTGTACTAGCATTTTATACAGATATGAACTTCCAAAGATTTGCAAGAAGCTTTGCTGGCTTGCCACAAACAAAAGTTCTTAATGATTATTTAAAAATGTTAAACCCATTGAAAGCTAAAGAAAGAACTAGAATAGCTACCAGGATGGGTTTTATAGCTAGTACCTGGATAGAGCAAGCAGCTGGCCAGGCTCGATATGTCGGTGAAGTCAATGGCCCAGAGATATCAAAAAGAATATCAACTGCTGTTATGAACGCCTCACTGTTATCACCCTGGACCCAAGCCGGACGTTTAGCTTTTGGCATGGAGTTTCTTGGATATTTGGGTGACAATGTTTCTAAGAGATTTGATGACCTGGAACCTAAAATAAAAAATATGTTGCAAAGTTATCAAATAGGACCGGACAAGTGGGATATCATTAGGTCAACAGATTTGCTTGAAGAAGAGGGAGCTGAATTTGTTTCAGCAAGAAAGATCGAAGAGCGAACAGATATCAATGAAGATCTTAGAAGAGATGTTGCTACTAATCTCATGCGTATGGTTCAATCCGAAACAGAGTTTGCAGTGCCATCATCAAACATGAGAGGTAAAGCAGCATTAGAGGCAAATGTACGCCCAGGCACTATTCAAGGTGAGTTTGTAAAATCATTCGCTATGTATAAAATCTTTGGCGCTACATTGTTAAACACACACCTATCCAGGGGATGGTATCAAAACAGTCTAAGCGGTAAAGCTGGTTATCTAGGGGCTTTTATGATTTCATCTACGCTTATGGCGGCGTTAGCTATTCAAACAAAAGAAATGGCCAAAGGTAGAGATCCATTGCCAATGTTTGGGGGAGATCCAAAACAGTTAGCTAAGTTTTGGGGATCTGCAATATTAGCTAGTGGTGGTCTATCTATCTATGCTGATTTTGTTTTCTCAAGAGACGCAACAGGTCGAAGCTCTTTATCAGAAACAGTAGCTGGTCCTCTCATTGGGTTTGGTGGTGATGTTATAAACTTAACTGTTGTTAATGCTATTGAGGCAGCAACAGGTAAAGATACCAGGATCGCAAGCGAAGCAATTAAATTTGTGCAGAAGTATATGCCTGGCTCTTCGATGTGGTATTGGAGAACAGCGCTCGAAAGAAATCTATTCGATCAGTTAAGATTATGGGCTGATCCAAAAACAAACAAAGACTTTAAAAGATTAAGAAG